TGAAAAGCCTCTATTAATTAGAGCTTCTTAATACAAACTAAGGAATGACATGTTAAAACAGTCGTCCACTCGGCGTTCAGTTCAACTTGAACGTCAGCGAATTCTCAGATTAGTTCGAGAATTTCGTCTGCATCCCTCTGATAATCGGAGGGTTATTCAAAACTTTTTCATCGCCTTAGATACTCCTGTCAGCCTCTCATGTTATATGTTATATAAATATGAGGAGTACGATCAGTTAGTCTCTAAGGAAATTCATCCATCAAGCTACAATGATGGAATGAAATTCCGCGATGACTTTGCAGCTGTATCGTTCCTTCGTAAGCATGAAACGTTAAAAACGACGTTTGATCGCAAACAGAGGGCGCTACAGACTTTCGCCGAAGGCGAGCTTGCCTGCAAAGACACCAATACCAAAGTCCGGCGCTATCTTTTGGGAAGTCAAAATAACTTACCAAACGAATCGTACCTTAATAGTGCGATCCGAAAAATAGATCGCGTCTTGGGCAAATTTGATATTGATGGTGTTTTAGATATGAGCGGCTGGGGACCTGGTACTACGATCTCTGTAAAGGGATCGGATACCTCTGGCTCCCAGAAATTCGACATCGATAGTGATTTCACTAAAGATGCGTACTACCTATATGGTAGGGTTATGGTTGATGCTTACCCATTATGGGATAAGGTCTCTAAGCCATCCTACCTTGTAGGTAATAAGATAAGCACTGTGCCCAAGAACGCAAAAACGGATCGTACCATTGCTGTAGAACCCGGAGGAAACTCTTGGATTCAAAGCGGCATTGGTCGATTAATCCGTGAGCGCCTTAGGTTCTCTGGCTACAATCTCAATAGTGACTTGAAGAATCAGCGTGGGGCCTATATTGGCTCTATCGATGATTCCCTTGCCACCATTGATTTTAAAGCTGCTTCCGATACGATATCTATTGAGACTGTAAGATTACTCTTACCTCCTCAATGGTTTACCGCATTAGATGCTGCCCGTAGCAAACACTATACACTCAATGGCATTACCCAGCGTAGTGAGAAATTCTCTACTATGGGTAATGGGTACACCTTCGAACTTGAAAGCCTTATTTTTCTTTGCTTAGGTCTCGCTATTTGCGAGGTTATGGGCGTAGATGATTCAGGAGTTTCAATTTTCGGAGATGACCTAGTAATACCATCGGAGTGTGTAGCTGAGTTGACCGTCCTTTGTAAGTTCCTCGGTTTCACGATTAATGACACGAAGAGTTTCTCTTCTGGTCCTTTTCGTGAATCTTGCGGAACTTATTATTTTGATGGCCTAGACGTCAAACCGTTATACTTTAAAACGGACCTAATCTATGTTAAAGACCTTTACAGACTGG